TGTCGATCCAGATATTGCCTTCTGGACGCACTGGAAAGCGTCCGGCAATAAGCTTGGCTTGGCCAATCGCGTTATGGTAGGCCACTTGCAAGAGCTTGTCACTTGGCCAGGTCCGGACATGCACAAGCCCGTATATCAATACGTGGCAGACTTTCAGAAGAACGGCATCCCCAAAGAAGCGCGGCGTTAGGAGCCGGATATGCACAACGCGGTAGAACGATCAGCAGAGGCAACGCTAGTACCGATGACGGCGGCTGACTTTCGCGAGCATGGGCGCGTGAGACAAACAGCCGAAGACACGATCATCGAAAAGTACATCCAGGTGGCGCGCACGTACTATGAGGACGTCAACGACATGACGTTCCTGACGACCACCTGGAAGGCCTACTGGGAACGCTTCGAGACGCCACTGATCATCCCGCGCCCGCCTTACGTCACGGTGACTACGCTGACCTATACGAACGAGAACGGAGTCGAAACCCCGATCACGGAAGGTACCGACTTTGTTGTCGACTCGAAAAGCATGTTCGCCACCATTAAACCATACGAAGGGCTTAGCTGGCCGAGTGACGTAGAGGACGACGGCTACAACGCTGTGACGCTGACATTCGTTGCCGGCTATACCGCAGCCACACTGATCCCCGAGCCATGGCTCCAGGGGCTTAGGCTTGCAGTGGAAGTGATGTACGACCGAATGGGGCCGTACGCGTCAGCCATCGACGCGCGGTTCCCGATGCCGTTTAACAATATGGACGTGATGCTTGGGGCCTATTCGGTCCCGCAGATTTAGGGAGGCTTTATGGGCGACGATCTGATTAGGCTGAACCTCGGAGCAGGCGACAAGCCGCTTCCGGGCTTTACGTCTATCGATCGCAGGAACGGCAACGAGGTCTATCCGCTGCCCTACGAGGATGGGACGGTAGACGAGATATACGCCAGCCATATACTCGAACACTTCTCACACAACGGTGCCGTTGTAACTGTGCTCAAGCACTGGATCGACAAGCTCAAGCCGGGTGGACGGATACGGCTTGCGGTGCCCGACTTCCAATGGATTGCGAAACAGATTGCAGGTGGTGTGCCGATCCCGTCTCAAGGCTACACGATGGGCGGCCACACAGACGCAAACGACCACCACGGCTGCATCTTCGATTACACGGCCTTGCAAGAGCTGATGGTCAATTGCGGCTTGGAACGTATAGGACCGTGGAAGCCCATCATTGACGATTGTGCGGCACTAGAGGTGAGCCTGAACCTGATGGGCTTCAAGCCGATTTCTGACATCCGTTTGCCGACGGGCGTCTATGCCTGTTTATCGTGCCCACGTTACGGCCCGATGTCTCATACGCAATGTGCGTCTACGGCATTCGGTGCTCTCAACATCAAGTGCGTGATGGGCCAGGGCGTGTACTGGTCACACGTGCTCAGCGAGATCGTCGAAACGGTCATCGCGTTGGATGATTGCCGATACGTGCTGACGACGGATTACGACACGCTGTTTTCGCGCGATGACGTTGTTGGCCTCTACCACCTGGCGGAAGCATTGCCCGAGTGGGACGCTCTCGTCCCGATGCAGTTGAATCGTGGCGACGGCACAATGCTGTTCGGCATGACGAACGGGGACGGCGGACCACGTGGTCAGGTTTGGGCGGCTGACTTCAAGAGACACGTTACCGGCGTAGATACAGGGCACTTCGGTCTGACGTTGTTCAGGGCTGACAAGCTGCGAGCACTGCCGAGGCCGTGGATGCTCGAAGTCCCGAACACCGATGGACGGTGGGCCGATGGACGCGTCGACTCTGATATAGATTTCTGGAAGCGGTGGAAGGCGGTCGGCAATACGATCGGCCTGGCCAATAGGATCGTGGTGGGTCACGTACAAGAGCTGGTCATGTGGCCTGGCGAGGACATGAAGCCTGTATATCAGTATGCGCGTGATTACCACGCGACAGGCATACCAAAAGACGTTAAGCGGTAAGGGGTTCAACTATGTCGGTAACGGCAACCTATGACATCAGCATCGTAGTGCAGGAGGAGGTGGCGCTTGGCCTGACCGATGTTAGTGATCCTACCATCACGCACGACATCGGCGCGACCCGGGCCACGATAAGCGGAGCGTCAACGGTAGACGTTACGAAGGCGTGGTCTAACACTGGCGCCCTGGCGGCGGGTGTGGCTACCATCGACCTGACAGCGTTGCCCCGCAGCAACTTGCCGGACGTCACCTTCACCGCCCTCAAGGTGAAGCTCGTGAAGATCGAATGTCCGAGCACGAATAGCGCCGGGGTTGTAGTCGACATTGGGGCGGCTAACCCTTACGACCTCTTCGGCGATGCCAACGGGCAGATAATGGTTCTACCTGGGCAAACGTATGGCGCCTATCTCGCTGAACAGGCGGAGACGTGCGACGCTACGCATAAGGAATTGGATTTGTCGAGTGCCGATGCGGATGCCGCATATAGCATCGTTCTTGCTGCTGGGAGTGCGTAATGAAACGGGCTGGGCGACGGATACATCTAGTCGAGGTACACAACCCAACCGAGACGCAGTCGGACTCGGGCGAGGTCACCTTGACATTCTCCGTTGCCAGTAAGGAATGGGCATCGGTCCGGACGCTGAGCACTGACGAAGATATTACGGCAGCCCAACGGGACGCAGGGGCTACGCACCGGGTGACAATGCCATACAACCCGGACCTGACGAGCCGCAGCCGTATTGTCCATCGGGACCGTACGCTTGAGGTGATAGGGATCGTCAACGTCGATGATCGGGACATCGATTACGAGCTGGTGTGCAGAGAGGACGTGAGTTAATGGGCTGGGCACCGGAAGTAACGATCGACCTTCGTGGCGACAAGGCCTTGATGCGTTCACTTGCTGCGCTCAGCGATAGCGTAGAACGCAAGATCACTTCCCGTGCTGTCAGTCGTGCGTTGGCGCCAATGGTGACCGCAATGAAACGGCGCGCTCCTGTTGGCCCGACACACGCGAGAAAGCTGAAGCTTGGCAAGGGCGTACTGAAGAAGAGTATCGGAAAGCGAGTGCGCAAGTATGGACGCGGATTTGTGGTGGTGATGGTAGGTCCGATGTACCCGGCTGGGGCCCATGCGCATCTCGTAGAGTTCGGAACGGGCGAGCGGTTCCGCACGAGGATGGGCGGGCGCTTCAGGAATGACAAGCCTGGCAAATACCCAACGGGGACCATGCCGGCAAAGCCGTTTGTGCGTCCGGCGTACATGAGCAAACGCGGCGAAGTGATGAAGCGGGCCCACAAGTTCCTGTGGGAAAACATACGGAAGGAGGCCGCCAGGAATGCCAATCGGTAAGTCAGTCCGAAGCCTACTGGTGAATAACGCAGCCGTGGCGGCGCTTGTTGGTGCGCGGGTGTATCCGCTTAGGGCACCGCAGGGCGCGAGCCTTCCGTTTGTCGTTTACCTTGGCGACGTCGGCGATGACATAACCTATAGCGCCGATGGAGAGACCGGGCTGGTTGCCAAGCTCATGCAGTTTGACAGTTACGCCACTACCTACGATGTGGCCGTGGACTTGGATGACAAGATTCGCTTGGTACTTAGCGGCTACTCGGGAACGGTAGGCGGCATCGTGATCAGGTCCATCCTGAAATCCGGAAGCGCGCAGGACTTGACCGAGGAGACTACGGATAAACGCGAACATCCCATTGTAAGAATTTCGAGTGATTACGAAGTGACATTCGATCAGACCGTGCCGTAACGCCGGCATGTTTGGAGGTGGCTTATGCCTGGCTCAGTAGGAATGCAATGTAAGGTGCTGTACTGTACACACTCAGCAGTCACAGACTATACGTCGATCACCAACCTTACGAGCATCGGTCAACTGACGAGCGTTAGTCCGAGCATCACCGGTGGCGAGGCCGACGTAAGCCACGCCGACCTAACGACGTTGTACGAGGAGTACGTGCCTACGCTTGCCGGTGTGCAGATCACGGGTGAGGTCGTCTTCGATCCTGGAGCAGCATCGCACGAATCGAATCTTGTCGACCAGTTGCTCGTAGACCAGAGTTGGGCGGTCCAATTCTACGACAATGCCAGTGCGACCGTAACGAATAACTCGATATGGTTCGGGCGTGGCTTCCTGCGTGACATTGATGTATCCGGAGGAATCCGCGAACCGTTTACCGCGTCGATTGCCATCAGGCTGTCAGGAATGCCGACGTTCAAGGGTGTTTAGAAAAGGGAGGTTTTATGTCGCTAACACGCGACCAGATAGTTGGGGCCGAGGACTTGCCGAAGCCGAAGAAGATCACCGTCACGGAATGGGGCGGCGATGTGTTCGTCCGCATGCTACCCGTTGGAGAGCGTGGGGAATGGGAAGACCTGTGCTTCGACGACAAGGGCAAGCCGAAGTTGGCTGCGCGGAAGTTTACGATCGAAACGATCTTGTACATGGTATGCGATGAGACAGGCCACCCAATCTTCACCGCTGAAGATGAAACGGCCGTGTCACTCAAGAATCCAGACGTGTTAGAACGCATCGCCATAGAGGCCATGCGGTTCAACGGCCTTGACCTGGAAGCCGCCAAGGAAACGGCAAAAAACTTGCCAGAAGCCCAGACAAACGATTTGAGCACGAGCTAGCGGCGCATCTGGGTTTGACGTTACGCGAGTTAAAGACTCGCATGTTTTCGGATGAGTACACGCGATGGCGAGCCTATTACAACATGCGGCCATTCGGAGAGAAGGCGCTGGACTTACGGCTCGGATACCTGATCGCAAACGTGGCATCGATGGTCGACGGGAAGACACACAAGGCCGCGGACTTCGATCCGTTCCCGGACCCGACAGAGGACGAGCCGATGGATGGCTATCGTATAAAGGAAATCTTCAAGGCCATCACCAGACGTATGGGTGGCGAGGTTAAGCCATGGCCGCAGGAACAGTAGGCGTACTAAACGTGAAGCTCAAGGCCTCGACGCGGGGCTTTAGCGCTGGCATGAAGCGGGCCGGTAAGACGGTGCGTGGATTCACGGGCGGTGTGCGTAATGCGACGCGAGGCTTGAAGACTCTTGGTATCGGGCTAGCTGGCGCCCTGAGTGTACGTGCG